GACCCAGCAGCCTGCCGCACATATCGAGAGGCTGCATACCTGGGATGGTAAGGTCCTCTCCCCCCGCCTGGCCTACCCGATGACGCACGCGTGTACTTTTCGGGATGGTCAGGACGGGTGCCAGTGTGGAAAGCCAACTGTTCATCACGTCCACGGTTACGACCTGGATTGCAAGTGTGAGGATTGTGTTCCGCTATGACGTGGCTGCTGTTGATCCTTGGCGCGCTCGCCGTTGGCGCGGCGATCGAAGCTGTCTATCTCCTCTTTTGGGATCCGTACACCGGATGTAAGGCGCGTCACGCCCTGAACAGGATGAAGCCATGACTTGGTATTGGGTGCTCGCACTGGTCGCGATGAGTGCAGTCTTGAGCGCACTTGGCGTTATCGGATATCTGGTGTGGAGCGATAGACGCGAATCGCCGGACATAGACCCTCGCCCATACATCGACCGCTGGCCGCACATCCCGAGGCAGGGACGTCCATGAGGCATATCACCCTGGGGGAAGCACTGAAGGATAGGCGCGAGAAGCGGAATCTCACTTTGAGGGATGCGGCGAAAGAGATAAACGTATCGGCTCTCACCCTGTCGCGTGTCGAACGTGGTGATATTCCGAGCTTGAAGGTGTACACCAGGATCGTCGTGTGGCTTGGTGCGCCGAAGCTATCCCTGGTCTATGACGATAACGGAACGCTCTCGTGTGTTGTGGCTCCGATAATCGAGGTCGGACAATGAAACGCCTCGCTCTCGCAATTGGCCTATGCTGCCTCACTCTGCCGGCGTGGGTCATCTGCGTTGCTGGGATGATCACTGGAGATCCGGTGCAGGCTGTTGCCGGTGCCGCTGTCACGATCGTCTGCTGGCTAGCGATATGGTACTTACCATGACCTGGACATGGGCGTTGCTCTACCTTATTCCAGCGGCAATCACCGCGTCGCTGACACGCTCCCCTTCGTATCACTCACGGTGGCGTCGCGCTCGCTCGCTCGTCTGGCGCGTCGGTATTTGCAGGGGTGAGTGTTGGGTGGGCGTCCGATACAGCTTCGGCGCGGACGCTCTGAAAATAGCTGTTCTTCCTGGATTGATCCTGGCGATCGGCCATGGCTGATCTGACGCACCACTTCGAGACCAGGGGTGCGGTCAGACAACTGTTCTCCAGTCGTGCGGGTGAGGTATTGCTCTCCGGTCCAGCGGGAACAGGCAAGTCACGCGGTTGCCTTGAAAAAGTGCACCTTGCGTGTATGAAGTACCCGAATACCTCGGCGTTGATTGTGCGACAGACGGCATTGTCGTTGACATCGACGGGACTTCAGACGTTCCGTCGATTCGTCATTCCCGAGGCCGAGAAAGCACATATCGTCGAGTATTACGGCGGATCCTCGGAGAAGCCTGCGCAATACCGCTATCCTGTGAACGGTTCGACTATATTCATGGGTGGCATGGATAAGCCAGATAAGATTATGTCGTCCGAGTACGATCTTATATATGTGCAGGAAGCGACGGAGCTAAGCATCACAGCATGGGAACAGCTCACCACGCGCCTCGGGCGAGCAACAGCGATGCCCTACGCGCAGTTACTTGCCGACTGCAATCCCAACAGCCCGAAGCATTGGCTGAGGGAGCGTTGTAACTCAGGTTCAACGGTGATATTCATGTCACGACACCAGGACAATCCGTTGCTCTACAATTCAGACGGGACGATGACTGAGCGTGGCAAGATATACATTCAAGAGAAGCTAGAAAAGCTCACCGGCGTGCGTCGTAAGCGATTGTTGCACGGGTTATGGGTAGCGGCAGAGGGTACTGTATATGAAGAGCAATGGGACGAGGCGGTGCACGTCATTGACCGCTTCGAGATACCTGACTCCTGGTCTAGGATATGGTCGGTGGATTTCGGCTTCGTGCACCCGTTCGTGCTGCAATGCTGGGCTATTGATCCCGAAGGGACGATGTATCTCTATCGGGAGATTGTTCACACCCGTCGCACGGTCCTCGATCACGCCAAGACAATCATGGGTATTGTCGCTCCCGGATCGACCTGGGATTCCGACGGAAGGCTTGAGAACCAGGGCGAGTGGATCGAGCCCCGCCCGGATTGGGTGGTCACTGACCACGACGCCGAAGGGAGAGAGACCCTTGAGCGCGCAATCGGCTTCGGCGTCACGCCAGCAGACAAGCGTGTCGAGACCGGGGTTGACACGGTGCAGGAGCGAATCAAGCGCGGGGCGCTGTACGCGCTCCGGGACTCCGTGGTTGAGCGCGACCCGCGCATGGTCGACTTGTTCGCGCCGATCGGGTGGCCTGAGGAGATCCTCTCCTACGTGTGGAACACGGGCGGTGGCAGACTTCAACAGCGTGAGCCGCTGAAGGATAAGGACGATTGCATGGATGCCGGGCGGTACGCCGTCATGTCCATTGATGGGGGAGGATCCCCCGGAATCAGGTGGTTCTGATGGCGCGGATCGAACGCGCGAGTACCAAGTCGCGGCCAGTGCTGGCCGATCAGCGTTCGCGCGTCGTGCGAGTGCTTGATCGTCTTGGCGCCACGGCACACAAGGTGCCGTGGCTGTTCGTCGCCTCAGGCTCGGGGTTCGTGGCGTTCGGCTTCGACGTCTGGCGTCCGTTGGGCTTCCTAGCGCTCGGTATCGTCTGTGCCGTCGCCGAGCTGGCCGGCGACTCTAGGTCTGTCTAGCGCGGGTCCTAGACTTGGCATGATCGTTGTGAGATGATCCGCGCGTGGTGAGCCTGTATGGTGGCGCGGCGCGGCGGGTCCGTGACCTGATCCCGGTCCCGTCCGCGTCGTCGATCTTCCGTCCCAGCATGCTCCCGGCATCCGGGGCGCCAGCCACGCAGGCTATGGCTGCGTACGGCGGGGTGGGCGTGCTGTACGCGATCGTTGCGAAGCTGGCGAACGCGACGGCCGCGCCGACATGGCACCTGCAACGTCCGTCCAGAACACCCGACGCTGAGCCTGTCGAGGTATTCAATCACGCCGCGCTCACGGTTCTGAAAACTCCGAACCCCTTCTATACCCTCTTCGATCTCTTCGAGACGATACAGCAACATCTCGATCTGACCGGAGAGGCAATCATCGTCATTGCACGTAACAAGGCATTCAAGATTCCGCTCGAATTGTGGCCCTGCCGTCCGGATAGAATAGAACCCGTCCCGGACAAGGATACGTTCATACGTGGCTGGGTTTACTACGGTCCTAACGGTGAGAAGATCCCGCTGGAACCCGACGAGGTTATTCAGATAAAGTTGCCCAACCCGCTTGACCCCTATCGTGGAATGGGTCCGGTGCAGTCCATCCTCACCCAGCTGGACGCGGTGAGATACACGGCAGAATGGAACCTCAACTTTTTCCGCAATAGCGCCGAACCGGGCGGAATAATCGAGGCGCCCCGCAAGCTGTCAACTAATGAGTTCGATGAATTGCGTTCCCGATGGGGTGAGCAGCATCAGGGAGTAGCGCGAGCGCACCGTGTTGCCATTCTCGAAGGAATGAAGTGGGTAGAGCGTAAGTACACCCAGAAGGATATGCAATTCGTCGAACTAATGCAGGCATCCGAAGAGCAGATCCGCACAGCGTTCGCTTTCCCGCGCCCAATGCTCGGCACGGTAGATGACACGAACCGCGCGAACATGGATGCTGCTCAGACTATCTTCGATCGTGCGTGCGTTGTCCCGCGACTCGACAGGATTAGGAACGCCCTTAACCACAAGTTCCTCCCCCTGTTCGGTGACACGTCGAAAGGTCTGGAGTTCGTTTACGATTCTCCGGTAATGGAGGATTCCACTACGGAGAATGCAGAACGGAACTCCAAGGCATCGGCATTCAAGACGCTCATTGACGCGGGCGTGAGTTCGAAGGATGCCGCCGAAGTATGCGAATTGCCACCGATGACGATGGCACCGAAGCCTAAGCCGATCATCCCGAAGGACAACCCGGACGTTGAACCAGATGTTGAAGCGGTACGCGCTTTTCTTCGACTCTCGCGAGCACGTACGTCTCACCTGCGGCGCTCGCCACGCGACGCGGACGAAGAGGATCTCCCGTCAATCGAGCATGTTCAGGCGTCGTGGGAAGCGATCCTCGCCGGACTACTGGTGTCCTTCGAGAGCGTTCTCTCCTCCTGGTTCAATACCCTCACCGAGCAGGTGCGCGCGCTCGCCGGCTACTCTCCCGGCTTTAGTGACCTTCGTGTCTCGACCCTCGCTGGTGTCGAGGTGCTCACGTCGGCTATGGAGCGCGCGGCGCGTGAGGCAGCCGATGGCGTGGTGGCCGAAGCTGCGGCTCAGGGTGTCGCGCTCCCGCCAGGGATCGTCCACCCCGACCTCATGCGCACCCGGGCCGAAGTGATCATTTCCCACCTCGGTCAGGACTACAGCCTCTCGGCCGGGCGTGAGGCACTGCGTCTCGGGGGTGACGCCGATCGACTGCGTGAGCACCTCGACTCATTGACTGCCGCCCGTCCAGAGCTGTACCTAGGCAACGCCTTGACGCAGGGCCAGCACGCTGGACGGCTCGCCACCTTCGGCCAGGCCGCGGACGGTCCGATTCCTGCGTACTACGCATCCGAAGTTCTGGATACGAACACGTGTAAATATTGCCGCGAGATGCACGGTCGTTGGCTTGGTAATGACTTGAGTGCCGAGGTCTCTGCGATGTATCCCACAGGCGGTTATATATCGTGCCAGGGAAGGCAGCGATGTAGAGGCATGGTTGTCTGTGTGTGGCGTCCGGGAGCCGACCGAAGCAAGTGGATCGAAAAGGAACCGATATGAGACGATGGGAAATCCGCAATGATGTTTCCCGGGACGAGCGCATTAAGAAACTGATCGCCAATCGTCGCCCCGTTAACAAGTCCGGTCAATGGTACCGATTCGAGAACATCTCAGAGGAGACCGCACACGTTTACATCTACGATGAGATTGGTTACTGGGGTAACTCGGCGAGCGATCTCATTGAAGACCTGAAAACTATTACGGCATCGACGATCGTGATGCACGTCAATAGTCCAGGTGGAGATGTATTCGACGGAATGGCTATCATGAATAGCTTCCGTAATCACTCCGCGTACGTGAGAGCCGAAGTCGATGGTATGGCAGTGAGCGCCGCTAGCTTTATCATTCAGGCTGCGGATCACATCGCAGTGATGCCGGGCGGCCAGCTCATGATTCACGATGCTTCTGGATTCTGCTACGGTAACGCCGAGGAAATGCGCGAGCTAGCCGAAGAGCTGGATCGTTGCAGTGAGACGATCGCAGAGGTTTATGCGACGCGTTCCGGGAAAGATACCACGGATGTATGGCGTGATCGCATGCGCAAGACGTCGTGGTATACCGGCGAGGAAGCCGTCGCGGTTGGTCTCGCCGATGAGGTCATTGAATCCGGTAAGCGCAAGAAAAAGTGTGATGACGTCGAACGTCATCCCCTTACCGGCGAGCGTCTCGACATTCTTAGTCTCTTCGAGGATATCAAGAGTGAACTGACTACTCACATAGATACTGATCTCATCGTTGCAGGTGTCCAGCTTGCAGCCAACGATCGGCCGGCGGAACCCCTGCCGGAGAAATCATCCGATAACCGCGTGGATATCTGCGCAGCAATCAGGGAAGGAATGGCGCTATGAACACAAGCGCTACTATCTCGCGTGGAATCGCCGCGCGGATGGCGGCTCTCGGTGTCAAGCCGGGAGAGATGAATCGCATCATGAACGATACTCCCGCATGGACGGAACTGCCGAAGGACTTCAAGGTTCCCGACTCGCCGGCTGCCCTTGAGGAACTGATCAGCGACGAGAGCAAGCTCAAGTATCTGATCACGAACGGCAAGCTGTTCGCTGAGACGCTCAGGGCTTACGCGGTCAACGTCATGAACAAGGAGCAGGATCTCGGCCGACAGGTTCGGGAGATGGCTCAGAACACCCTCGCCGAGTACCTGAAAGAGCAGGGTGTAGACAAGATCGACCGACCCGAGTTGGTTCGGACGACCGACTCCCTTCTTCGCCAGGCTCCTGGTATGGCGAAGGGCGGTCTCCACAATCCCAAGGCCATGGGCGCGCAG